GCGAACGGCGTTCTCGATTTTTTAAGACAGGAGGAAAAATGAAATGGAAAACATCTACAGAGGCGACATTTACTATATTGAGCCCTATCAGACCGAGGGGAGCGAGCAGCGGGCCGGCCGCCCCGCAATCGTCGTTTCCAACGACATGAACAACAATTACAGCGGAACCGTAGAGGTGGTTTACCTGACGACGCAGCCGAAAAACGACCTGCCGACGCACGTCATCATCCGCAGCACCGGCAGAGACAGCATTGCCCTTTGCGAACAGATAACGTCCGTTTCAAAGGAGCGGTTCGGAAATTATATTTGCACACTCACAAGCGACGAGCAGCAGCGCGTAGACATAGCGCTCCTGATTTCACTGGCAATCAGCGGAGAGAAAGCGGAGACCGAGAAAAAGGCCCCGCCCGCACCTCAGACGGCCCCAAAGCAAGAGGCCCCGGCCCCAAAGCCAGCACCTGCCCCACCCGCACCGGTGGAAACGGCGGCCCGCGCGAAGCTCGAAGCCGAAAGGGATGTTTATAAGGCACTTTACGAGGGGCTCCTCGCCCGGCTTTTGCCGGTAGAAAGGGGGGCGTGAATGGGACGAATGCCATATCCGGGAGCCGGGCGCTCCCTACATCGCAAAACTATTGACAAGGGAGTGATTGCATGAAAAAAGAACCGTTGACAGTTGAACAGATTATATCGGCATCCGTGGCCGCGTCTTTTGAGGTCGCGCTCAATGGTATTGAGCTGAAACTGCAAGAGGCGCTGGAACTCGGTGCGAAGATAGGCGCTGCCAAGGGCGCGGAAGTCGGAGCAAAGGCCGCCATGCGAGCGGTCGAAAAAGAGAAGCAGCGATACCGGCAGCAGCATTATGACAAGCGATACCAGAACACAAAGCTCCTGCTCAGGCATTACCGGTCGCTGAACGCGCATTATGAAAACGCGGCATTTGACACCAGCACGGCGGAGAGCGAGGACACATTCGTCGATGTGATGGAGCTTATGGACGGGTACAGCTATGACGAGAATTTGTATGTGGAGAGCATTAAACGGTCGGCCATCAAGACCAGCATCATAATGGCCCACGTCAACAAAATGCTCGAAATCTACGAAATCATGTGCGAGCGCTCGAAGCGAGACGACGACAAAAGGCACTGGCGCGTATTGCAGGCGCTCTACATTGGAGACGAGCCGACGACCGCCTCAGAGCTCGCGGGCAGAGAAAATATTGACAAACGCACTGTTTATAAGGACATCGACGCGGCGGCGGCAGATATGACCGCTCTGCTATTCGGAATTGAGGGCGTAGAAAAGCTGTGACGCTATTCAGGGCATTTTCTCGCCATTTACAAGGCACATACGGGTGTGGTACAATATAAGCTGTAAAATCATATAGCAAAACAGCAGCCGCACCCGTAATTCCACTACGGGGCGGTATTTTTTTGAGAATAAATGCCCCAAAACGGGACATTAGGAGGTGTTTGACGTGGAATTACGCAAGATGAAAATTGACGAAATCAATCCTGCGGAGTACAACCCTCGGAAAGACTTACAGCCCGGCGACCCCGAATTTGAAAAAATCGCGCGGTCGATACGGGAATTTGGATATGTCGAGCCGGTGGTAGTAAACAGGAGAACGGGAAACCTTGTCGGCGGCCACCAGCGCTACAAGGTGCTCAAGCAGTTGGGCTACACGGAGATTGAGTATGTTGAGGTAGACCTCGACGAGAAGCAGGAAAAAATCCTGAACGTGGCGCTGAACCGCATCAAGGGCCGGTGGGACACCGAGAGGCTCACGGAGCTGCTCACCGAAATACAGGAGCTCGGACAGCTTGAGGCGACCGGCTTTGAACCTTGGGAGCTCGAGGCCCTCAAAATGCAGTACGACCACATTGACGACCTGATGAACGAGGAGTTTTCCGAGTACGGCCAGAAGGAAAAGGACACGTTCACGATGACATTTACGCTACCGGCGGAAGTCAAAGAAGCGGTCGAAGGGTACATCAAGCAGACCCCGAACGGGAAAACAGAGCTCTCCACCGCCATTATCAACAAGGTAAAGGAGGTGCTCTCTTGAAAATCATACGGAAACGAATCGACGAAATGGACAGGGCGAAATACAACCCGCGAATCGACCTGCGACCGGGCGACGAGGAGTATGAAAGCCTCCGAAACAGCATCGACACATTCGGCCTCGTGATACCGCTTATCTGGAATGAGCGAACGAACACACTCGTCGGAGGACACCAGCGCCTAACGGTTTTGGAGAACAACGGCGAGGAGGAAGTCGAGGTCAGCGTGGTAAATCTTGATGAGACGCAGGAGAAGCAGCTCAACATCGCCTTGAACAAGACCGGCGGCGATTGGGACGAGGCAAAGCTCAAGGTACTGCTCGACGAGTTGGGAGACGACGCGACCGCGACCGGCTTCACGCTCCCGGAGATAGAGGCGCTGCAAAATGACCTTGACGGCCTGATTGATGATACGTTCCTCGATGAGGAGCTCGCAAAGCTCGAGGATTTGTTCAATATCTCCCTCACGTTCAGCGCGGCGGACAAGGCAGACCTCAAGGCGTATGTGAAAGACTACGGCAAGGAAAGCCTTGTGAAGCTGATTATAGAAAAAGTGAAAGGAGACATTTAGCCATGGGATGCATTTGCGGAAGTCAGGTAATCCTATGCAACCTGCCCGTAAGGTTTGACACATACAAGGGATGCAGCCACGGATGCCGGTACTGCTTCGCACAGAAAAAGCAGCAAATATCCAACATCACGCGCGGCGAGACGGTCGCGAGCCTGAAATCGTTCATAGACGGAAACCGGAACGACACCACGAACTGGTGCGACTGGAAAATCCCCATCCATTGGGGAGGCATGAGTGACCCCTTCCAGCCGATTGAGAAGAAAATCCGGGCCAGCTACGAATGCCTGATGCTGCTCGCGGAGACACAATACCCGTTCGTAGTGAGCACCAAGGGGCGGCTCGTCGCAGACCCGGAATATCTCGAGGTGCTCGCACATTGCAACGCCGTCGTGCAGGTCTCGATGGTATGCAGCAAGTACGACAAGCTGGAACGAGGCTGCCCCACATACGAGGAACGCCTCGCCATCGTTGAGAAGCTCGCGCAGCGCGTAAAACGCGTCGTCGTCAGAATCCAACCGTATATGCCGGAGGTTTACCGCGATGTGATGAACAATATTCCCCGGCTGGCGAAAGCGGGCGTTTACGGAGCGGTCGTCGAAGGGATGAAATTCTTTAAGGGCAAAGAGGGAATGGTAAAAGTTGGAGGCGACTATTGCTACCCTCTGGCAACACTGAGGCGGAACTTCGAGAATATCCGCGCCGAGTGCCATAGAAACGGCCTGAAATTTTACTCAGGAGAGAACCGGCTCAGAGCCATGGGCGACGATATGTGTTGCTGCGGCATTGACGGGCTGGACGGCTTCAAGGGTAACGACTACAACCTATGTATGCTACTCAACGGCAAAAAGCCAGACGCGACCGAGAAAATGAAGGAGGTCGGCACGGGAGGATGCTTCAAGGCGCTCAATCAAAGCGCAGGAAGCACCCGGAAGCTACAGAGAATGTCCTTTTACGGGCTCATGCAGGAGGAACTTGCGAACAAGACTGAATACCACAAAAAGGTGTTTGGCCTTGACGACGAATAAGCTCACCCCTGTTCAGAACGTAAACGGCTTACTCATAAAGCGGGACGACCTTTACACGCCTTTCGGCGCAGGAGAGGTGAACGGCGGCAAGCTGCGACAATGTATGATGCTCACAGATAGCATCATTGCCGCCGACAATGGCGCTCAGTGCCTTTTAACGTATTTCAGCATACATTCGCCACAAGCACCGATAACGGCTGCCTCCGCCCGTTTTCACGGCCTCCCCTGCCACATTCTTTACGGCGGGGGAAAGGCCGACAACATCATATCGCTACCGATGCCGCGCTTAGCAATGCGGTACGGAGCGAGGATAACAATAGCCGCCCGGAGTGGGCGGCATAATGTGCTTTATGCTAAGGCAAGAGAAATAGCACAAACGGAACACGGATTTATTGTGCAATATGGCATAAACCTCACCGGACACGGGGACGTGCTGCTCAGGGCGGTAGCCGCTCAATGCGAAAACCTTCCCGACCACATAGAGAACCTCGTCATGACCTGCGGGAGTGGCATAACGGCCAGCGGAGTAATGATTGGGTTACGGCAATACGGGAAAAAGGTTGGCAGCGTTCACCTTGTCGCAACCGCGCCCGACAGACGCGCATTTATTCACGACATTCTAAAACAGTACGATGCGGACAGGGATTTCCAGTATCACAGCCTGTTCCACGCAAAGGGATTTGCTTACGAGAAGCCCGCGAGGGCCGTATGGGGAGGTATAAAGCTACATCCGCACTACGAAGCAAAGACGATGCTTTGGTTTATGCAAAGCGGCCTAAAGCCTGAAAAATCGCTGTTTTGGATTGTTGGCGCGGAGCCGGAGATTAAAGTCTAAAGGAGAGGAGGAAAATGCCGAAATGCAAATCAGATAAGCCGTGGGAACGTCAGCAGGGCGAAAGCGAAAAGGCGTTCGAGGCTTTCACAGTATATCGAGACCTCGGGAACGCCCGCACCATTTCGGCAGTTTCCGAGAAGTTGTCAAAAAGTAGGCAGCTACTCTCCCGCTGGAAAGCAAAGTGGAAATGGGAGGAACGGGTACGGGCTTACGACAATGACCTCGTAAATCAGGCAAAAGCCAAGGCCGAGAAGGACATCAAGGACATGACCGGCAGGCATATAAAAATAGCCATGCAGTTGCAGGCGAAAGCCCTTGAAGCCCTGACATCGCTCGATATTGAGAATATGTCGGCGAAAGACCTGCTCCAATACATCAAGGAGGCGACGGCCCTTGAGCGCCAGAACCGCCTATTAGAGGCGAACACCGCGACCGGGAAAGCAGATGCGACCGGAGGCCCCTCCTCTCTTGCCGATACCATTATGGCGGCATACAAACGCCGAAAGGACGGTGACGAGGAATGATAACGCCGGAGGCGATACTCTACTACGCGGAGCGCCCGGTACATTTTGTCGAGGATATAGTCGGGGCCAAGCCGGACAAAGAGCAGGCAAGGATATTGGAAAGCGTCGCTCGGAATCAAATGACAAGCGTCCGCTCCGGCCACGGCGTAGGAAAGAGCGCGGTCGAGGCGTGGGCGATTATTTGGTTTATGGCTACACGGCCATTCCCGAAGGTGCCATGCACCGCGCCTACGGCCCACCAGCTCAACGACATTCTATGGGCGGAAGTCAGCAAATGGCTCCGCAGCTCCCCGCAGCTTGAGAAAGAGTTCGTATGGACACACGAGAAACTATACCTCAAGGGCTACCCGGAGGAATGGTTTGCAGTTCCTCGAACAGCCACGAAGCCGGACGCGCTGCAGGGCTTCCATGCGGAGCACGTCCTCTACATCATCGACGAGGCCAGCGGTGTAACGGACGACATTTTCGAGCCGGTGCTCGGCTCCCTATCCACTCCGGGAGCGCGGCTCCTGATGTGCGGGAACCCGACGCAGCTCCAAGGCTTTTTTTATGACAGCCACAACAAGAACCGAGCGCTATACAAGACCTACCATATCGACGGCAGGAATAGCGCACTGGTTTCACAGGATTATATTGACACCATTGCTACCATGTACGGAGAGGACAGCGACGTATTCCGCGTCCGCGTCGCCGGAGACTTCCCGCTGCAAGAGGACGATGTATTTATTCCGCTTTCCCTCGTCGAAAATTCCATCATGACGGAGTTTTCTCCCCGGAAATCGCCGGATATTATACATATCGGCTGCGACGTGGCCCGGTTTGGCGATGATAAGACCGTCATCGGGTACAAGGTAGACGAGAAGGTAACGTTCCACAAGGTACGCCGAGGGCAAGACACCATGCGGACGGCGGACGACTTAATCGCGCTCGGCGAGCATCTGGTGAAAGAATACCGGTATGGCTATCAAATACCGGTCAAGGTGGATGACGGCGGCGTAGGCGGCGGCGTAGTTGACAGGCTCAGACAGATAAAGCGGAACGACCCCGACCGGTTTTGGTGGCTGGACATTATCCCGGTTAAGTTCGGCCAGCGCATCAAGCACGTTTATTACTACGACAGCACCACCTACATGATGGGGATTGTCAAGAAGCTGCTTTCCCCGCGAGACGACGAGACCGGGAACGCGAAGCCGGTGGAGCTTATCCTCCCGGACGACCAGAACCTCGTCGCCCAGCTATCAGGACGCAAATACACCATCACGGAAAACAGCAAAATGAAAATCGAGAGCAAGAAGGAAGTCAAGAAGCGCGGCCAGCCATCGCCTGACGAGGCCGACTGCGTGATGCTCCTTTGCTTGCCCGTCAAGACCAAACGGAAAGGAGAATCAGCGAAATGAGCGACGAAAAGAAACAGCGTCAATATGGCGTTCGCATAGTCAAGGAGCAAGGCCCGGTCGCAAAGGCCGAAACGCCGACGCAGCTATCGGAAAAAGAGCTCCGAAACGCCTCGATGTGGCTCACCCCGCCGGTTGACTTGAGGGGCCTCAAGGCGCTCGCTACCAACTCGACCATCCTGCCGCAGTGCATACGGGCCTACAAAAACAACATAGCCGGGTTCGGAATGAAACGCCGGAAATGTCGGCGGAGTTCGCCCGCATGGAGGAAATAATCGAGCTGCTCAATCTGGAAATGGATACGAAAGAGGTCTTTGAAGATGTTATCGAAGCTAGGGAAACCTACGGAATATCCTATCTTGAGGTAATCAGGAATTTGGCCGGTGAGGTGGTGCAGATTGAATTTATCAAGGACACGCCGACGGTGACAAAGACCTACCCTCTTGAGCCTTACGTCAAAGCGGATTTCTACTACAAGGGCCAGATTATCCAGCGTGAAAAGAAGTTTTGCAAGTACCGGCAGACCGCCGGAGGCAAAACGGTCTACTTCAAGGAATTTGGAGACCGCCGGATTATGGACAAACGGGACGGAGAATACCGCGAGGGCATAGACATCCAGTATCAGGCCAACGAGATAATCGAGTTTGCCATAGGCACGGAGCCTTACGGCGAAGTCCGCTGGGTAGGCCAGATGCTCGGAGTTGACGGCAGCCGGAGGGCCGAGAACCTCAACAACAACTATTTCGAGAACGGACGGCATACCCCGCTGATGATACTCATTAAGGGCGGCACACTCACGGACGACAGCTTTACGAAGCTGCAAACCTACATGAATGACATCAAGGGAGAGGCCGGTCAACACGCTTTTATCATCCTTGAGACCGAAAGCACCGACAACAAGCTCGATTTCGAGGGGACGCAGCGCCCGGAGATTGAGGTCAAAGACCTCGCCTCCATTCTGCAAAAGGATGAGCTTTTTCAGGAGTACATGGATAACAACCGGAGGAAGGTTCAGTCTGCGTTCCAGCTCCCCGACCTTTACGTCGGATATACGACGGACTTCAACAGGGCGACGGCTCAAACCGCTATGGAGGTTACGGAAAAGCAGGTATTCCAGCCGGAGCGCAAGAGCCTCGCGTGGGCGGTGAACAATCGCCTGCTGACGGAGTACCAGTTCAAGTATGTTGAGGCGTACTTCCTCGAACCGGACATTTCAAACCCCGACGACCTCTACAAGATACTGACCGTCTGCAATAACGCCGGAGGGCTCACGCCGAACAAGGCCAAGCAGATAGCGCTCGAGGCCCTCGGAGAGGTCGCAGAGGACTACCCCGACGAGTGGGGCAATGTCCCTATAGCGTACACAAAAGCCCAACAGACAGCGCAGACGGGGCTCACAACGGCGCTTGAGACGCAGATTGAAAAGGCAGCGGCCAAACACGAGGACGATGCGGTCGTGGCCGTCATGAAAGAGGTGCGCTCTCTGCTTATGAAAATGAGCAAGGGAGGCGAAAAGGATGTGTAACTGCGACCGGCTTATCAAGGCCATTGACAACTACATCCAAAAGGCGGATGACGACCTCGCCGACGCGCTCAAGGCGGAGGGCTTCGCGAAGCCGGAGCGAACCGTGCAGTACATCAGCGACATGGAACAGTCCGTGGCCGAGGCGCTTATTTATGAGCGCGACTTAGTGCTCGATGCAGTCAAAGGGGCCATTGACCTCAACACGTTCGCGGAGGCCATTTGGCCGGGCGTACAGCTCTCCGACGACCTCGCCGAGAAGCTCGCAACCGTGTTCAAGGAGCAGTTCGCGGAGTTTTTGCCGGAGTACGTTGAGTATTACATTCAGCAGACGGACAGGAGCCTCACGCTCGATAGTATGAGCAAGCGGACATCGGCGTGGATTGATGATTGGGGCCAAGAGCTCGGGGAAATCATGAAGCTCAACAGCCAGAAGGAAATCAGCGGAATCCTCAAGAGCGGCCTTGAGAAGGGCCAGAGCATCGCTGAATTTACGCAGGCAATCCTCGACAGCGGAATCAGGGACGAATACTACAAGGCCCGCCGGGTGGCCGTCACGGAGGTTCTCAGAGCCCACAGCGTGGCGCAGGAGGAAGCAATCCAACAGTCTCCGGCGGTCGAGGGGAAAGAGTGGAGACATACGAGCTCTTACCGGAACACCCCCCGGCAGAATCACATAGCTATGGACGGGCAGGTCGTCCCCAAAAAAGACCCGTTTGAGCTGACCGGCGCGAACGGGAGCACCTATCACCCGATGTACCCGCGTGACAGCAGCCTACCGGCGGCGGAAAGTATCAACTGCCATTGCGTACACCGGGGGATTGTCAGCGAGGACATTCTCGGGCTATCGCTTGAGGAGAGGAAAAAGCTCCAACAGGCCGCCATTGATGAAATGGACGACGATTGGGAGAAAGAGCTCAGCGAGCGAAACAAGGCAAAGGCCGGAATTGAATAGCGTTGGTGGAACATCCCCTCTTTTCGAGGGGATTTTTCATATTATTTTTTCTAAAAAGGAGGTGAAAAGGACGTGAAATCAGTGGAAAAGGCATTTGCGATAACAGACGCAAAGATTCAGTTCGTGTCGCTCGTCGATAAGGCAGCCAACAAAAAGCGGTTTCTTATCACAAAGGCGGCGGACGGGCAAGCAACATTCTCTACCTACGGGCGCATTGTGAAAAAGGACGAGACAAACCACTACATCACCGGCGTAGTTTATGAGCCTCTTGTCGAGGACGCTCACGGTAATTACATGACCGAGGAGGAAATCACAAAGGCCGCGTATTGGTTTGCCAAAAACGGCGATAGCGTTGATATACAGCACAGCTTTGAAGCACTCGAAAAGGCTGCGGTCGTGGAAAATTGGATAGCGAAAGCCGACTTCAAAATCGGCGATGAAGCTATCACAAAAGGAACATGGCTCATGACCGTGGAAGTTGCCGACGACGAGGTGTGGGAGGCCGTGCAAAAAGGCGAAATCACCGGCTTTAGCATGGGAGGTCTCGGACAATACAGTGAGGAGGATGTTGATTTGGAAACCGTTGAGAAATCCACCGGCGCGACCGGCAAAACCGGCGCAGACGACAACAACGAGAAGCGCGGCATATTCAAGAAGCTCGCCGCCGCCCTCGGGTTTGATGTCGTCGAAAAAGGGGCTATGGCGGACACCTTCGCGGAGCGCAGCAAGTCGGCCAATTTTTGGAACGCTTTCTATGCTCTCGAGGATTTGCTATACCGCTACAATCGCTATACGGATAAGTGGGAGTTTGAAAACGACGATGCTACCATCAGGGAGGCCCTGACGGAGTTCAGCGCCATCGTTCAGGACATTCTCTCCACCGAAAAGGATGTAGCGAAAGCCCTCACCACAGACAAACCCGTCATTAAGGCGGGCAAGAAGATGAGCACAGACAACCAAAAGAAGCTCAAAGGCATTTACGAAGAGCTCGGAGGCTTTTTATCCGAGTTCGACGACGAAAAGGAGGAAACCGAAGTGAAGAAATCGGAAATCGAAACCATGATTGCAAGAAAGGCAATCGCAAAGGCCAGTGAACCGGCAGCGCCCGCAGCGGACGCAGGACAGGCAGCAGCTCCGGCAGCGCCGGAGGCGGTAACGCCTGAATCCATCGAAAAGATGGTAGCGGACGCGGTCGCAAAGGCGCTTGAGCCCAAAGAGGACGCTCTCACACCCGAAGCCGTGCAGGAAATGGTGAGCAAGGCGGTCGCAAAAGCCGTTGAGCCCATCGTCAAGAGCAGAGGCATCCCCAGCAACCTTAACGACGGAACCGGAACCGGCACCGTAGAGAAGTCCGAAGGACACTTTCTCACGGGCATTCTTTAATCAAAGAGGAGGACAATACAATGAAAACTAACAATCAGGTGGTAAAGGCTGCCATCGACACCAGCAGCGTCACCCATGGCTTGCTTAATAGTGAGCAGTCGAAAAAGTTCATTCAGATGACCTTCGACAAGACCAACCTCCGCCCTCTCATTCGCCATGAAATCAGACAGGCGAAAACCGGAGAGGTGGACAAAATCGGCATCGGCTCCCGTATTCTGCGGGCAAAGGTCGAAAACACGGACGACAACTATCGCGGAAAGCCCACTTTCGGACAGATTACCTACAGCACTACCCCTGTGCGTCTGCCGTGGGAAATCACCGAGGAAACCCTCAGAGAGAACATTGAGGGCGAGGGCTTCGAGGCAATCGTCTCAAACCTTATGGCTACTC